GAGGAGCCGCCGGTTCCGAGCTTGTACTCGTGCTTGTCCGCACGCTCCCCTACCAGGGCCCCAGACTCAGGCGACGCGGTGACGGCGCGCCAAGCGTCAAGGTACGCACCAAGCAGGACCATGCGCTCCACGTCCGCGTCGAGCTTGCCGCAGAGGGTCAAGTCAGTCGCCGTGGCGATGGTGGTCTCCGGTGTGCCCCACTGGTCGAGTTGGACGGTGGTTCCAGAATTGGAGTTGGCAATGAGGACCTGCTTGCCGGTGGCGTCCCAGAAAACCTCGCCGCCGCGGCAGCGGATCTCTGAGGCCAAGACCACGGATGTTGCGCCGGCCAGGGTCTCACCCACGGTTGCCACCGCAGTTCCGATGAGGCTGCGGTCGAAGACCATCGGGGACATCATCCCCCACAACCCGGTCACGTTGAAGCGCCCCTTCAGTACCGCCCCGATCCAGTCCACATATGACGTCGTCGGGTCGTGGTAGTAAAGGCTGTCCTCCATGATGGTCTCAGTCACCTCGTCGACATTGCGGCGGTAGACGCTGGTGACTTGCTCGACAGCGATAAGCCAGGCTTCGAGGGGGAGGATCTTGCGCGGCTCAGGGCACTCGATGTAGTGTACACCGCTCCACGGTAGGAGCTCCCAGCCCAGGTTGTCTTGAAGTTGGCTAGTCGCTAGAACGGCGTGCTCGAGGAGTCTGTCGTATAGATCCGTGGCATACGGGCTGCCGCCCTGCTGCTGAATCGCCCTGCTAAGGGTGTCCAGCCGCAGTGTCGCGAGATTTGCGAAGCGTCCGTATACCTGGGCCACACGCTACCCCCCAGCCGACTGATCAGCGTTGACCCCGACCTTGCGGTAACTCGCCGCTGGGAGCGCGGTGGCGTCGGGGTGTCCTTCCATCTCCCACGCGTCGGAAGCGCGGAGCATCTTGTACAATTGGGAACCGACGGGAGCGTGCTTCCGCTCGCCGAGTACGCCCCTGAGCATGACCGAACCAGTTGCCGGGTGGAGCAGCGTCGAAGACATCGTCTTGCAGACGAAGAACTTCGTCGGGGCGGGGCGCGCCGGAGTGACGGCGGGGGAGCCCCCCGCGATGCCAGCGTCTCCGACCGCACTCACCGAGACACGAGGCGCCGGTGCTGTTCCTTTCTTTTTCCTGGACTGGGTCATGGTCTCCTCCGGGTCGCATCAGGAGGGGTCAGAGTGCGGTGACGGCGCCCCCTCGTGCGCCGCCACCGTTGATCACGCTAGAGGGACCGCTTCGCCCGCAGGTTCTTCACGAGCACGCACGCCTCGGGGCGCTCGACCAGCATGTCGCTGTACTCGTAGATGATGATCTGCATCTTGTCCGTATCCGGCTCGTACCGCACGGTCATGCGGATGTCCGAGGACTGGATGTAGTGCAGGTTCCTGGGGTCGGTCAGGAGGATGTAGGAGCCCTCCCGCTGGGTGTTCACGGTGCCAGCATCCTCACCCTCTGCGCCGCCGGTGCTGACGATGCCGCCGGTCGCGCCGGGGGACACGGTGAGGTAGAAGGAGTTGCCGACCGCGTTGACGACGATGTCGTGGCCCGCACCCGGGGTGGGGCAGGTGATCATGAGGAAGCCCTCATAGTCACGCGCCGGGGTACCGGTCTCGCCCGTGGCGGTCCATGCGGTGTTGATGGTCTGCGCCATGTCCGAGGGAGACAGGAGCCCGAGGTCGAAGTTCCCGGTGACGGCCTGGCCATCGATCGTGAACGAGTAGGTTCGGTTGGTCGTGATGATCTGGAAGGGGCCGCGGAGCTCGGAGAGGACCTGCGCCGGCGTCGCGACGGAGGTGCTGACCGCGAGGCTCTTCGGGATGCTGGGCACGCTGAGGTACGGGGCCTCGATGACGGGCATCTCGACGCCGCTGATGGGATCCTTGAAGTAGACCAGCTTCAGGACGTCGCCGCCGGACTTGGCCGCGGCGAGCCGCACGAAGTCGCGGTGCATCTTCCGGTTCCCGATCCAACGGATATCGTCCGTCCAGTACTGCTCGGGGAACGCGTCGAGGGCCTCGAACAGGACGTCCGTGGTGAGGTAAGACCCACCCGCGTCGAGGACGTGGCCGCGCTGCGCCAGCTTCGCCCAGCCGTCGTTGATCTTCCGCAGGAGGCTCCAGGCGTCGGTGCCGGCGGTGTAGGCGACGGTGTCACCGTTGAAGGCCAGGTCTTCCTTGTCCATGCTGGCGCGGCTCTCGATGGCGCCGAGGAGTGCCTCCTCGATGGTGGCCTTGCCGATGGCCGCGATGTGCAGCGCGTCGATGGAGATCTCCCGGCGGACCTTCGTCTTCAGGCAGGTGAAGACGAGGGCATCATACGCAGGACCGCTACCTGTCTCGGCGCTGGTCTCGGTCTCGAGCCCACCGACGGTGATGGGATCGTTGAGGTGCTGCCGGGGCAGCTCGCCCTTGAGGTTGTCGCCGACGTTGGTGAAAGTGCAGCGATTCATCAGGAAGTCTGAGGACCCCTGGATGAGATCGATGTACTGCTGCGCCTGCTCAGCGGGCAGGTCAGCGCCGACGTTGGTGGTGAAGTCGGTGGTGAGGATGGCCTTGAGCTTCTTTTTGAGGTCTCCCCCTTCGGCCTTCAGCTTCCCCAGGTCCAGCAGCGCTCTGATGTCCTTTTCCATTTGATCCTCCGTGTGATCGGTTCGTCTGCCGGACACCGTCCGGCGCTCATTGCACCTACGCTTCGACGCTCTCCGGACCGGAGATTACATCGAGACGGAACGGCTTCTTCTTCGCTGGGGGCTCGATGACTACGGGGCCCCCGACGGGCTCCTGCTGCGAGACCTGCGCGATCTTGACCTTGGCCGCTGCGAGGTCATCGGCGATCTTCACTTTGTCAGCCTCGAGCGCCACGGTCTTGAGCTTCTCCGCGTCGAGTTCGTCCTGCAGCGCCTTGATCGCGGGCTCGACGACAGGCTCGACCACGACCGGCTCGACAACAGGCTCGATCGTCTTCTCGACGATGATCTCGTCCGCACGGGACCGGAGACCCGCTGAGATAGTCGCCACCAAGGCCTTGATAGCCTCGTCGGCGATCTCGATGCCGTCGAGCGCGTCGGCCTGGGCCTTCAGGTAGTCGGCCTCCTCGGTGGGGTCGATGGCCTTTGTCACCACCGCAGCGGGCTCGGGCACCACTACGGGTGCTGGCTCTACGACGGGTTCAACGACAGGCACCTCAACCACGGTCTTCTGCGCCGCCTCGATGCGGTCCAGACGCTCAACGATACCCTTCAGCATGTCCTTCATGTTCTCCTCCTGCGCCTGAGACACAGCCGCCGCGGCTGCTTCGTCGGCGGTGTGCTTCATCGTCGCCACGCGGAACGCCTTGACGGCGACCTTGAATCCCTTCTCGAACCAGTCCGTGATGACCGCCTGGTTGTTCATCGGCATCGCAGTCAAGGTCAGCTCGACGGCCCGCTCCCATCCTTCGATGATCCAGCGCCGCTCCGTGGAGGAGTCGACGATGCGGTACTCGTTCGGCATCGCGTGGATGGAGAAGGCGTTGATGACGGTATCCCGGATCTTCTGCTTGATCTCGTCGTTGGTGACGAAAGCCTGGACCCAGACGCGGTTCTCGTCTTTTTCAAACTTCGTGTCGACGACGCGGCCGATCTCCTGGTTGGGATCGTGGTTGTGGAGGAGCACGACGCCGCCGCCGTCCGCTCCGCCCGTCTTCAGCATCTCCGCGAGCTGCTCCATCGCAGCGGGGCTGATCTCATCGCCCTCGCTGTCGGGGTCACCGTAGGAAGCATACCCCTCGACAAAGAACTGCTTGTCCGCGTTCTCCGCTGCTTTCGTGATTTTCCAGAGTGCGTCGAGAGTCGGCTTCGGCATGGGTGCCCCCCTGTTCGTCCGATCTCTATTGTCCGAGCGGGGAGGCGTCGTGTCAATGAAAAATGTTCAATGTATTTGCGGGATTATAGTTGTACATGCGTGGCGTGGTAAGCTATTCGTCTCCAGACGTATCGCCGGTAGCTCCCTGTCCGGTGAGCGCGGTGCCGCATTCGGGGCACGTCTTCTCGTTGCATGGGGCCCCCCGCTCATGATCTTCGGTGTACCCGCACCCGGGGCAGACGCAAGTGTCTGCGCCGCCGTCGCCCTCGGTGTCGCCTCCCTGTCCCTGCGCCTTCGTGGAGACGACGTGGGGCGGGCTCCCGACGAGGCAGAGGTCGAACACCGACACCGCGGGGGGGTCCTCAGTCGTCGCCGGGCGCACCTCGTAGCTGGTCTGGTCATCCGCAGCGAGACAGGCCTTCACCGCGGCCAGGACCTCGTCGCTAACGCCGCCGTCTCTGATCAGGATGGTGGGCACCTCCGCATCGGGAAGCACGGAGACGTAGCCGGCCACTACGACGGGGGCGTCCTCTGACGGTCCGTCCTGGTACGCGGCGACGCGGTCCTCAGAGATGACGATGCGCCCGCCGGTGCGGATCCCGACGATGGGATTATCCCGGTCCGCGGTCTTCGCCCATGCGTGCGGTCCGTCCTGGTCGTCGCTGTAGACGTAGCCGACGAGGTAGGTGGCCGCGCCACCCAGGGCCTTGATCTTCGCGGGGGCCATGTACTCCGGGTCTGACTCATCCGCGGGGCCGGCGCCGGTGATGAGGATGTTATGGAGGCCGATGTCCGTCTCGGTGTCCGGACCCTTCCGCATGTGCGGGGCGACGAGGACTGCGTTGTCGCAGACCTTGCCGACAAGGCCGATGGTCTTCACCTGGACCTCGTGGGGCGCGTCGACGGTCAACCACTCGACGCCGCAGAGTTTCAGCGCCGGGGTGCCTTGTAGGTGGTCGTCTGCGGTGAGGACCTCCCCGTCCCATCCCATGTCCTTCAGCCGCTCGAGGCCCTTGCGGACGTGGACGTTGTCGTGGGTCACGACCACCGCGGTGATGTCCTGAACACGGGGGCAGTGCTTCACCACCTGGCGCACGATGTCCGGGCCCGGGTCGATGAGGACGGACTCACCGCCGCCGGTCATCAGGAGCCCGAAAGACAGGTCCGCGACCTTGGTGGTCTGCCGGAAGTCAGTCCCGAGGACCGTGATCGTCAATGCGTCGCCGGGGCGGTTGAGCCCGAGCAGGGTCTTCAGCTTCTTCAGCATCTCAGGCCTCCTGTGTTTTGTTTGGTGTGGTCACCTGGCTCCAACGTCTTCGGATCTAGTCGATCTGCCGTCCATTCTCTGATCGTGTCCATGACTTCGCCCACTGTGAAGTTTTCTATGGTCACTGTTCTGGAGTTTGGACCGTGCTGCAATACTACGTCAGCTATCCCTGATGGGTCTTCATCCATGCCCGGTACGTCTATCGTGACTTTCGTTTTTCCGTCGCTGTGCTTTGCCGTGAAAATTACCCGCCCCATCAGTCCACCTCCTTTTTTCTCTCCACTTCGTCATCCGTAAACGCCACCACCTCGACGCCGTAGTCGGTCTCCACTGTCACCACGGTCGTCGCAGGGAGCTGCGCTATCTCGTTCTCCGTCGCCGCCTGCGCCTCGTAGAGGTCGTGCCAGTCTTGCAGGGCTCTCACTGTCCGCCTCGCTCAAGGTAGCGCACCAGGTCGTCCATGGCGCCTTGTCTGGCCTGGTTCTCGGTGAGCCCGCCGTCATAGATTCGGATCGCAATGCGCTCGTCCATGAACTCCTGGTGCCCTTCGGTCGCGGACTTCACTACGGGGGCCTGGTACGGCTTCATTTAGTGCTCTACCAATTCATAGACGACGAAATCAGTGCTTCTTCCTGGCGCAACAGCAAGTTTGATTTCGTCATTGAGGCACGTCGCTGCTACATTCGCAGCTCCTGGAGTTACGCCTATCGTTATCTCCGGATCATCGAAAAGCATTGGATCGCCTTCGAATACAAGAATCACACACCACCCATCTTCCCTGGACACGGAGATATACCTACGCTCACCGCCGCAATCGTAGTGGAGGTTATCCACACAAGTTCGTACCATCTCCCTGACGCCAGTCAACGCATCGAGGAAAACACTTCGGCATTCTGATCCTATATCTAAAAACATACTCCACCTCCTACGGCAAAATCTCAAGTTCCACGCGCCCACCGGCCTGGAAGAACTCCATCACCGGGTTGCGTCCGTCCACTGTGAGCCCTAGCCAGTCTTGGATCGGTGCGTCCGTTGCCACGTCCCAGACGTCGACACCGGACAGGGTGTCCGCATAGCCCTGCTCTTCGAGGAAGGCCTCGAAGCGGGCCAGGCCCTCGCCGCGCAGGTGCCAACGACGGAACGACCACGCGGCTGCAGGGTCGACGCTGCCTGCGTCCAGGGTGATTGATGCGGGGATGCTGTGGGCCGCGGCCAGCGCAGCCGTGTTGTCTGCTACCCGCTCCCACGTCGCAGCAGGGGTCCGACGCAGCGCCGCGTTGACGACAGCGATGCGATCCGCTGAGACCGCGGTGTTGAACGACGAGACCATCTGGTCGCTGGCGTCCTCGATCCATTGCGTGGTGAGCCCGAAGCTGTCCCCTGTGGCGTTCCACGTCTCCGCTGTGCGTAGGTACTCTGCGCCGCCCTCGGAGACCGCTGTGGCCGCTACGACTTCACCCGCAGTGAACGACGAGGCCACGGCCGGCGCGGTCATTGCGAGCGCGTTCAGGACCTCTGAGACCGGGCGCTTATCCCGGGTCTTCGGCGTCGAGACGGGCTTCTGCTCTTTCTTGACGACCGCGCCCTGGTCGATGAGGGTCTCGTCGTAGCTGGTCTGCTGCTCGAGGTCTGCGAGGAGTAAACTTCTGCAACGCCCGTGAAGCGGAGGAATAACGGCACCGCTCGCCACGATGTCGTCGAAGGTAACGTCCTTGCGTCCCGAAGACGTCGAAGCCTTCCACTGCCCCGCCGTCGTCTGCGAGTACCAGGGCTGCGCGTCGATGGCTCCCTCTGGTGTCGCCGCACCCTCAATGGAGTCGAGGACCTCGATGAGACGGGACGTCTGGAACTGGCGCCCGGCAAGCGAGTTGCAGATAGCTGATGTCCTTTCGTCTTGAGGATTGCTGAAGTTGACGGTGATCACGCCCCACGTCGTCATCTGCCGCAGGCGCGCCGAGTTGCGGGCCCGGGTCAGAGCGGACGACGCGACGACGTCCCACCTCGACGCCTCGACCGCGTACTGCTTGCCGAGTTCCTTTCGTAGGGTGTTGGCGAGGTCATCACGGCCGAAGCCCTGGTCGAGGCCGTTCTGAACGATCTGAGCGATGCGGGGATTGACGTTGCGGACCGATCCCTCTTTGACCCAGTACATGGTGTTGTTGCTGAGGTTCTCAACCGCGGCCGTGTCCTTCAGCCTGAAGCGAGCCCCCAACGACTGCGACCGCGCCGCACCGTCGAGCTGCGCCCGGCGGTACTCTTTGCAGACCATGTTGGAGACCTGCGGGGCCACCTTCGCTGCCATGTTCGCTCCGAGGTACTGCTCTGCGACGGACTCGTACCGCGCCCAGGCCGCCGGTGTGAACTGCACCCCCTCCGGGGTCATGATCAGGTTCTTCGGGTCTGCCATGTACTGCATGAGGTCGCGGACCTCAGTCGAAGCGAGGAGCTCAGTGGTCAGCGTGTTCCAGTCGTCCTTGAGCACGTCGGCGAGGTCGACCTCCCAGAGCGCGGCCTTCTTGCACCGCTCGCAGCCACAAGCAATGTCGATGAGCATGTCCAGGCGCCAGACGCCCGGGTCGCTGGGCGTTTTCGGGATCATCTTCTACCCGCCGTCCTTCGCTGCTGTGATCTTGGAGACATGGCCCTGGAGGGCCTTTAACGCGTTCGACGCCGCGGTCTGCTTCTCAAGGTCCGACACGGTGAGCCGCAGGAGGGCCAGGGGTTTGTCAGCCTGCTCCTCATCCTCGATGCGCTCGAGCCCGTCCAACTCCCGGATCTCGTTGACGGAGCGATGCCCCACCTCGCCGTAGACCTTGAGCAGCTCGGCCTGGAGCTCAGCGTCCGACGCGTCAGCCTCGTGGAACCGCAGGGTCAGGGCCGGGTGGAAGTCATGGGCGACCTGGTTGGTCCAGACGTAGGACCAGCGGCGGGTCTCCGGACGGAATACGTTGTCGATGGTGCTCTTCAGGGTCGCCAGTGCGGATGCCCTGTTGACGTCTGAGGCGGTGCCCAAGAGGATCTTCGCGATGCCGAAGGCCTCGCGCACGTCCTCCTGGCACTCCTTCCGATATTCGAGGAACGTCGCGTCCTGGTTGTACTTGCCGATCTCCTGGATGTCGACGTCTGGCTTGTCGTCACTGCGCGTGGACGATGCCTGCATGTGGAGGATCCGCGAGGACTCGTTGTTCCCCCTGCTCTGGTCGATGAAGCTCTTGCACTCCTGCTTCAGCGCCTTGTAGTCGTCGGGTGTCCCGCCCTTCATCACGATGATCAGGCGCGCCAACGCGTCGTAGTCGAAGAACGTGACGTTGCGGATGTCGACCTTGTGCTGCCCCACGATGGACGCCAGCGCAGTTGCAGCCCGGGGCACGCCGTAGATCTCATCCATCGGCGAGAACAGACGGAGGTGGATGACCTCATTCGCCTGGAACTTCGCTAGGGCCTCGTCGTTTGTGATCGTGAGGGTCTTACCGGTCTTGACGTCGATGACCCGCTCGGATCCGAAGGGCGGGAAGAAGCGATCAGCCCGGTACTTCCGGCTGAGGAAGTTTCCGTTCTCGAGGATGCGGGTGGTCTTCGATGGAAGGTGAGCGAAGCCGACGATCGGCTTGTTCCCGTCCTCGTCAGGCTCATCCGCACGCATGACCTCGACGTAGCAGTCGCCAGTCGATTCCTCGTCCTTCTTCAACAGGTCCGCGACCAGGGTCGTGAAGTCGTAGTTCGGGTTCGGAGAGGCCAGCACCTTCTCGAGTGCGGCCTTCGCCTCCTCGACGCCAGCCTTCTCATCTGCCTTCATGCCCTTGAGCGCCTTCTCGTCGATCACCACCTCATAGCCCAGGCCCACGGTGTTCTGCGCCATGAGGTCGACGCATTTCTTGTACCGCGTCGAGTAGCCGAGCAGGGCGCTCCACTCTTCCGGGTCGTAGGCCGGCCTGATTACCTTTTTAGTCTGGATGTCCTTATCCGTGAAGCGGCTGGCCTGTTGCGAGGCCGCCGACTTCAGGATGTCGTGGGGATCTAGTTTGCGTCTGGTCGTGCCAGCCTTGACGGCCATGGGCTCACCTCGTGGGTCGATCGCCGGCCGGGATGAACGACGCGACCCGTGGCCATCCACCCCGGCAGGCGGTAGCGCAGCGCTGATAGCATTGTGGATTATCGTGCGGCCGGTGTCAAACGGTGGGTGAAGAAGAAGAGGGTAACTACTTCTTTCGCTCTTTCCGCTCCGTCCGGACGTACTCGCCGGGGCCGATGAACATCTCGACGCCGCGCCGGACCAGCCGGACCTGCGCGTCCATCTTGCGGCGCACCACGTACAGCGCTGTCAGCTTGCTGACCGCCTTGCGCTCCGTCTCGAAGGTAAGTTTGACAGGCTCCTCCTCACAGCGGCGCAGCAACGCCTGGTTGGCGCCGTACGCGACCCGAATAGTTTTGCTGGTCAGCGCTTCGTTGAACTCCTTGAGCGTGACCTGTTCAATCTCAATCTTCATGTCCGTCTCCTGGTTGTGTGCGTCTCCGCACGGCGTTGATTAGGGGGTGGTGCCTAGATTCAGATCTTCCTTGGCCTCCAGTGGTAGCTCGCCCTTGACCATCGTGATGGTAGAATTGCCAGAAAGGCAGGCGTTGAACATGGAATTAGTAAGGGTACGCACCCCCATTATCTCCACGAAACAATCATCAAAGAAACAGTCGCTTACGCTGGACAACTCTCCCATGTTCACGTTGACGACGCACTTGTGGAGGTGGACGCTCTCCATGTTTGACAGCTCCTCAGCAAGAGCTTCGATGCTCACGTTGAATGCCCCACGGTAGCCCTGAACCCGCAGGATCCAAAGGGCGAAGCTGCGCAGCAGTTTGGCCAAGATTTTCATCAGGAGCCTCCTTGGTCTTTTGTGTCGCCCAGCACCTTGACGCAATGCATGGAACGACCATCGGCCAGCGACATGCGGTCCTTGTGTTTGCCGTCAAATATGCGCCGCAGCCACCCCTTACGGAACGTGACGATTGCGTGGGTCAGGGCAAATTCGTCAGCTTGGTCCTTCGTCACGAGTCCCTCCACCACCATAGATATCAGCACCAAGTCCTTTGCTGTGTCTAGAGCTGCATCGAGTTCTTCGGAAGACATTGTAGTGTGCATCAGGAGTCTCCTTTCTCGGTTATAGGTTGCAATTCTTCCGTGGCCAGGATGATGGTGCCGCAATTGGCATCCGGACCTACCTCGAACGATATGGGCAGGGACACCCGGAGAGTCATCCCGGCTGGGACGGTGCAGATCCCGGTGGACTCGATGGGCTTGATCAACTCCTTCAGCCGGTCGCACTCAGCCAGGAGGCCCGGCACAGCGGACAAGAGCGCAGCGGCATCCTCCAGTAGGCCTTTGTCGCAGTCCAGCTCGCAGACCAGCGCCCGCAGCTCCTTTCCAGGGAGCAGGGACAGCCCGACACGCTCCCAGGCTCCATGTTTCTCTGCCAGCCGCCGAACCTCGGTAAGCTTCTCACCGGAGAGGGGGAGGGTGGTCTTGACCAGCTCCTTCAGCCGCTCGATCTCCTCGTAGAGCACCTGGCCAGCCATGGCCAGGGGATTGGTCTCGAAAGGAGGCCCTAGGGCCTCCACTGCCTTAGCAAGCGTAGACAGTGCATCTTCTAGGGTCATCGGGCTACTCATCGTTCAATCCTCCCCCACCGCTTCTGCACAGAGCGGATGGATAAGTTATCGTAGACAGACCGGGTCCAGAATCCGCCGTCCTCGCAGATCGTGGCCTCCCACGAGTACCAGACCCAATCGAAGGCCCAGACCTCGACGTTGAAGTGCACACAGCCGTACTCCAAGCCGTCAATATAGACCTTGACGGCGTCCCCGATGGGTATGGCATAGTGGTGCGTCACGGCGTGTGAGGAGCCCTGAGAGGGGCGCTCCGCTGCATTGGCGGAGTTGGCTATCCCGACGATGAGCAAGAGGCCGCAGAGGACCACGAGGAAAATGATGATCTTGTGGGCGAGGAGTTTTCGCCGCTGGGTCTTCACCTCGCTGCGCAGGGCCTCGACCTTCTCCTCTTCTCGCTCGAAGCAGACAAACATATTCAAATAGGCAGCATCCCGCTCTGCGTGCTTCCTCTCCCAATCATGGACATCCATGCAGGCGTTGTCTCTCTCCGTGAAGAGCTGGTCTGCCCGCCCCCGCAGCTTCCCGACCTGCACCCCCTTGCGCTGGCAGGTCTCCTTCAGGGTCGCTATCTGCGCCTTGAGGTCGCCGACCAAGGCGTCCTCGGTGTTGCCGTGATTCTTCTTTGCCATTGATCCACCTCCTGAAAACCACCGTTGCTGTTCTACCCAGAACCCAATATAAGACAAGGCGTTTATCTTGTCAAGATAATAAACGATAAAAGTTTGAACGGGCTGGAAGCGGGGGGGTGGGCTCTAGTGCTTCAGGACCTTGGGGGCCTTGCCAGCACCGAAGAGCTTGACGATCTTGGAGTCGGCTGCGGCGCGCTCGACGTCACCGGGCTTGGCGACGGTGATCCCGCCATCGGCCTCGACGGACTGCCGGACGCTGTGGGCGACGCGCTCCATGCACTCGCGGATGAACGGGGTGATCCGCTGGCCTGCATCCTTGGCTGGCATCGGCACCGCATGGGCGAGGAACCCGCCGAGCTGCGACAGGTCATCCGTCAGGATACCGCGGACTCGGGACGCGAAGACGGACAGCATCGCAGCGGCGCCGGAGTGGAAGATCTCGTGCTCGCGGTCGGTCATCGGCATCTGGTCGTAGAGCATGGGGCCTGGCGCGCCGTCGTCCTTGGGCTTGGTGGTCGGGGCGTCGGGGATCTTGGTGGTGTCAGTCATCGGTGTCCTCCTTCTCTTCCGCGTCCTGGACCGCGCCCAAGGCGTTCATCAGGTGCTCGCCACCGAGCACGCCCTCCATGACGTCCTCGGTGATCTTGAAGTGGATCCGGCCGCGGATGACGTCCGCCCACGCCTTCAAGACCGCGTCCCGCGCACCGTCCATCTCTCCGATGGTGTTGCTGATGCCGGTCGCCATGACTAGAACCTCATCCCAAGCATCGTCAGACATCTTATCGATGTCGGTGTCGTAGAGGTTGCCGAGCAGCTCCGCAGCGTTCTTGCAGAGCCTCTTGATCCCCTTCTCCAGGTCCTCAATGACTCTTTCGCCTCTTCGTCTGGACCGGCGCAGGATCGCCGCCTCCAACTGCTCCATTGTGATCGGGTCTTTCATGGGTCGCCTCCTTACACAAAGATGTGCTTCATCACCTTGTCGGCGATGGCTGTGGATTCCTCCATCCCGATTTCGGAATTATCGTGGATGACGCAGGCGATGTTCGCCACGTATCCGTGCCTGAACCCGCCCGGCTCTGCGTCCTTCTTGAACGCTCGGATCAGGATCCCTCTTGCCACCTTGATGAGATTGAACATGGGTCGCCTCCTTGGCTATCGCGCAGATTACCACGCGTAAACTGAGATATCAATCACGACTGTCCGATCGCCAGACCGCCGCCGCTGTGCTGGTAGTCACGACGAATCCAGTTGCCTTGGGCCAGGGTGAAGAGCCAGTCGAAGTGGTGGGCATCGAACTCGTCGGACTTCTTCTGCTGGGCCGTGTTCTTCATGTCGCCCTGCTCGAAAATCTCGATCTGGTTGATGAGCTCTGGCTCGTCGAGAAGCCAGACCCCGTCGGTGCCACTGGCCTCGAGGTCGAAGGCAAGCGCGTCCATCATGTTCTCCTTCAGGGGCAAGGTCATCCTGATCGGCTCGACGACGGGGCCCCGCCCGCGGTTGTCGGTGAACTCCTCTTCAATGCGCTCTGCGAATGCAGACTGCAGCGCGGTCGCATCCGGCGCGAAGACGATCTCCTCGACAGGGACGGCCAGCGCATCGACGAACTTGTGGAGGTTCTTGAACTGCATCGAGAACCGCTCGGCCTGGTGCTTCTCGCCGGCGAGCATCCGGCCGGCCGCGTCCATGGCGATGAAGATCGTGGGGTTGTCGGTGCGTCCCCAGTCGATCGGGATGATGATCGGGAGTTGGATGTCCTCGACCTCAATCCCCCATGGCAGGATGCGGTCTGTCACCGGCGGGAAGAACGCGTCGCCCATCCCGAGGAACTCAGCCCATAGCTCCTGACGTCGCTTCCGGGTGGGCATCTTCTTCTCGAGGGCTCGGAACGCGGCCTCGTCGATGTAGGGATTCGTCCGCGTGGGGGCCCTGATGCACCACGAGGTACTCGCCGCTCCCTTCTCCCGCATCTCCGTCTCGGCGTCGCAGAACTCCTTGTAGAGCCAATTGCTGCGCCCCTTGGGCGTGCCGTTGATGATGGTCATCCCGACGCGCCCAGGGGAGATCAGGCACGGCATCAGCGACTCGGTCCAGGCCCGGGCCTTGACCGAGCCTGCTTCGGAGATCACGAGGATGTCCAAGCCGACGGATACCAGCGACTCGGGGTCGGTCGCTGACTTCAACTCGATGAGGATGTGCGGATCCATCGACTTCGTGAGCGACATCTCGATCGTCTTGTCCGAGTTGTTCGGGTGCCTCGCCATCATGTCAGCGGGGATGAACCGCTTCAGCTCCGCCCACCACTGCCGCAGCCGGGGGTAGTCAGGCGCCACGACCCAAACGTGGACCAGCGGGATCAGGACGTGTCCCCCCGTCCCGTGCTTCAGCCGGTGCAGCGCGATCTTGACCGCGTTGCGGATCATGTCGTTGATGGTCGCCCTGTCCTTGCCCCAACGACGCCCCGCCACGATGATGCGGGTCTTGCATCCCGAGTGAGCGTGGAAGGTTGCCTGCCCACCGCTGTGCGGGCGGTACGGCGGGACCTTGCGGACCGACAAGCCCTGGAACTTCTTGGCGTTGGGGGGGCGGTAGGCCATCTAGCCGTAAAGCCACGACAGCAAAACAACGACGACCAGACCACCAGCACCGACGGCGCACGCTATCGCTTGGAACATGTTCAGCCGCGACTGGCTATCCATCCACTCATAAAAGGCAGGATCCAGTTCACGCATCGTACGCGCTCCTGCATCCCATCTTCGATTGAATTCCTCTGGCGTGATCGGAAACGGCGGTACTGATGCTCCCATCACCACTCCTTCCTTCCACGGGCAAGCCCATGGTAGTAGCCGCAGGCTCCACCGATACAGCCACCGATACAGCCACCGCCAATCAATGCAAGTAATATCAACGAGATCATCTCTTCACCTCCCCCCGCGCCGAAGCCACGAAGTCGAGCATCCGCTTCCCCATGGCCTCCATCTCGTTCAGGAGGTAGTCGCGGACGGGGGTCAGCCCGCTGTCGTCGTCTTCTGGGTCCAGATAGGGCCGCTCTGTCTCGTCGTCGCAGCCGATGGACGTCGCACGGTAGATAATCGCCGAACCGACGAGCCTGTCCGGGATCACTGCGAAGTAGCCGAACGGGCCTGGGACGAGTTGCTCATCGATGATGGCGTTGAAGTCTTCGGCCATGGAGATCAGGTCTTTGGTGGTGTCGCTCATAATCCTACCTCGTCTACGAAGCCTTCTGGTCGTCCACACATCTCCCACGCAGCCGCCACGAACTCCATAGGCACGAGCCCGAGGTCCACCAGTTGCCACGACGCGGCGACTACTGAGAAGGCGAGGTGAACCGCGTTGCCTCCTCGCACCTTCCCCGCTGCTGCGGCAAGCGACCGAGCCCCGCGTCGGATGTCTGTGATTGTGGTGGTCATGGGGCTGCCTCGTAGTCATCCCTGCGCAGGTCAGCCAGGGCCCGGGTTAGGTCCATCGAGGACCGCTTGCACGCGGCGACGCTCGGGTGTGGGGCGGAGTTCGTCTTGCTCTGGTCCATCAGCGGTCCCGCCTCCACCTTGCGCACCTTCTCTAAGAACCGATCGCACTCCGCTATCGCCGTCTTCAGTCTGTCTCTACGCATCGTCCACTTCCTCTATTATTTCCTTTTCAAGCTCCTTAGCCGCCTGCCGTGTCACCGCATCGCAGAACGCATCCTCGAAGCACGGGTCGTCTTCCAGCATCGATGTACCGCACATGATTCTTAGGAACCTTTCAGCCTGCCAGGGGGACAGCAGACCGCCAGGGGCCAGGGCCTCCCAGTCATCGCCGTGGGCCAACTCGACGCTGAGGTTGTCGCCGTGTAGGTAGCCCTGGGCGCGGTACGGACCTGCCCCGTCCGAATCCATCTCCACGAACGTGGTAAGCGTCCCACCGAAGAGGAGACGCAACCGTTGCCGGAACGTCAGGCGTCGTTGGCGCAGTCGCAGGTAGTACGGATTCACTGGCCCGGTCCGGACCTTCACCTTGCTGGTTTCAAACTTCATCGTCCACCTCCTCGCAAGGCGCTGTCGCCAGGCCTTCAATCAACATCGATCCGTCCACCTCCTCGTCCCAGTCGCATGGCTCGAAGTCGGAGTAGACGACGAAGCCTGGCGTCACGCGGAAGTTGTAGACGTCGCCAGAGTAAAAGTGACCGAATCCCGTACCCCAGGGCGTTGCCCCGATGGTGTAGCCGTCGCCGTTGTCGAACGGGACGTCTGGTAGTTCCACTTCCCCAGCCTTGAGGCCGTCGACGTACATCTCAGCGTACTGCGTAGAGACCTGGACGACGACGTGGGTCCAGACTCCGGGGACAACGGCGCTCTCACCAATCAGCGTACTCCCATGGTCACAGGGCACCACGCCAGCGCATAGCACCCCGTCTTTGATGAGGATCTGGATCGGCATGCAGACCGAACCGAATCCAGGCGCATCCCTCTTCACCACCAGGCCCTGGTTCCCGACCAGGTCATCGGCGCGGAACCACAGCGAGTAGGTCTTCGCCCACGGGATCTCTTCGGGGTGGACCTGGTAGAAGTCGTTCCCGCTGAAGTGGACGCCGCCGGTCTTCACCGGGGGCTCCTCGTCGGCGTAGGTGTCCGCTGGTTCGTCGGGGGTGTCGAGGTAGGTGTCCGCGACCGCGACCGGTTCGTCGACGGTGTCCACCTCGGCGGCTTCGGGCGCTGCGTCGTCCCACTCGACCGCATCAGGCTGCGGCACTGCGTCAGCCACCTCCGTCTCGTTGCTCTCGACCCTCATGGCCTGCCACGCTCGCTCCGGCCCGCACGCTGAGAGCAGCGCCACGGCGACCACGTACTTCAAGACTCTCATGGATCCACCTCCTGTCAGTCCTCTGTTTCTGTTGCTTCGACCAGCCGGCCCCCACCTTCGACGACGCGGACCGGGGCCCGGTCTGTTTTGGGATCTAATTGTTCTGATGGAGCGGAATGGTCGGTGCTGCCCCGCCGCTGTTCCGGATGGTCTCCGGACATCGCCTGCTTATCCCGCCTGACTCCTTTATACATTCCAGCCCCAGCCTCGTCAATGGCTGAGAACGGCAGCACGGGGACCGTCAACCGTTCCTTTGCCTTTGGGTTGAGGAAGTAGACGTATCTGATTTGAAATCCCTCCTTCGGCTTCCAGCCAGCTTCAATGTACTGCCTCATCGATGCTGCTCCCGTGGATAGGATGTGGCCCCCCTTTGTGGCCGTCGTCCTAGATATAATTGCTTTCGCCTGCTGCTGCTGCTTGCAGCGCCCGTCGGTAAGTGATGTCCGCGAAAACGTCTCTGAGGTTGGCGCTTCCCAGACCTGCGTGTTCTTCTTGAGTCCCGTGAGAAGAAAGCCAGACGCCCTGTAGATTGTCCCATCGCCGCATTGGGTCGCGTCAGCGAAGGATACGATCCACTCAATCTGCTGATAATGCTTGCGGAACAACCTGAAGGCGACGGCCAATGCCCGACTCTCAGCGTTCCTAGGCAGACGTTCCGAAAAGGCGAGCCGGTTGAGTTCTATAAATCCATGCCACGAAGTACCGGACACCAGCCCCTGCATCTTCCGTTTATCCATGGACGGTCCAAACTGCATCGCACCTTCCAGCCTTCCCTCATAGAATACGCCAAGATGCACCTGACTATTGTTTACCGTCTTCCCGCTGTAGTGATGCGTCTTCACTGCACGCCGCGCATCGGCAGACGAAATGAAGTCCACGACGATATTCTTAGCTTTGCCCAATGAATGCCTCCGCCATGCGTGCCAACGCGTTCCCGTTTCCGTTCTCGTTTACGTCAGTACTGGTGGACGGATCCTTCTTGGCCTTCGCTATAGCTTCGTTGACTGCTTCGACCTGGGAATCATGGAGGGTGAATGTCATCTGCTGAAAAGGTTCACGATCACCTTCTTTCATCGTTGGCGGGGGCACCGATTCGACATTGAACGGCTCCATGAGCTCGTCCAGGGCGGCGTCATCCCAGCCGAGCCCGTCGATGTCCAGGTCCATCTTCGAGAGGTCGGCGAGGATCTCGCCGAGCTTGAGGTCGTCCCAGCCACCGCCTGCGATGGTGAGTTGGTTGTCGGCGAGGAGATAGCGTTCTGCCTCGGCCTCAGACTTGAACTCGACGCCGCGGAGCACAGGCACCAGCCAGTCGCCGTCGTCCTGCGCTACGATGCGGTCTGGGACATCTGCCCCAGCGTCCCGCATCTTCTCGAGGGCATCGAGGCGCCCGTGGCCGGCGACCATCTTCCCGCTGCGCTCGTCGAGCAGGATCGGGTTGACGAAGCCGTGGAGTTGGATCGACT